CGTGACGATTCCAGCACGTCAGTCGATAGTGCACCGCGTGGTGCTTGAGAACTTGTGCGAGATCCGAGTGTGTTCGTCAGTTCTTCAACGTACAGTTCGAGTGGCTGATCGTTTTCTTTGCGCTTGGTCAGACGCTTGGCTTGCTTCAGTTTACGCTTGGCTTTCCGTGCGCCTTTGGCTTGGTCATTCATGGCTGCGCGGCGTAGCTTTTGGACGGTCAAAAGTTGTTTACGCTTCTGCGTAGCGTCCACGACGTTTCGGCGCAGTGGGTCAATCTTAGCGTCTAACTTGTCGAGTTCTTTGTCCAGCTTTTTGATAGCTTGAGTGTTCTTATCGATCTTACCCTGCAAGTAACTGATACGGGTACTGCGTGGCTGTTTAGCTTTTGCACGACCTTCTGCGTCTGTGCGGATCGGCTTATCGATATTCGCCAGATCGATGTCAGCCGCCGTCAGGTTTGCTTCAGCGTCTAGCACTTCTTTTTTGGTAGCCGTTTGACCACGGTAGTTAACCATGTCGAGTAGTGCTTTAGCTTCCTTCACGGTTTCTTCAGCTTGTAGACGTATCTTTTGTCCTGGGCGTCCGGTCTTGACCATCTGGTCGATATCACGCTGACGCTGCTTGGCTTCCGCTTCCAGCTTGCGAACCTCGTCCAGCATACGATCATTCTTGGCCTTGCGATTGTCACGGTTCAATTTCCGCTGATCGCGTTTTGCTATTTGTTCTAGCAGAATGTCTTTTGCTTCTTTGACTGACGCTTTGATGATGGCGAAGTTTGTAGACCTAAACTCGGCAGCGGCTCTTACAGCTTCTTTTCGCGATGCAGTCGCTTCTAAATCGGCGTCCTCTTCCATCTTCTGGAGTTTCTTTAGGTCAGTCCGGTAGAGGTCGCCGGTCCACTCGCCCAGTATTTCGTTCTTAGCGGTAGCACCTTGTTCGACCGTATATACAGTTGGTTCACCATCCGAATTCTTGACCGTGACGTCTTCGACCCCCAGCTTTCCAAACTGTTCTTTGGTCATCCCAAACGTGGCTTCAAGAAACTCTTCTGTCGGATCATCTGCAAAAAGTTGCATGAAGAAGTTCCGAGCCGCAATCGGACTGCGTCTGATCGCCTTGCCGTCCCACAATTGTGGCGATACGAACTTGCGACCCAGACGTTCCTTGTCGGTCATCATGCCCAGTTCGACCAGTTCGTCTTCCAGACGCAAGTTGTAGTCGTGCAGCACATTAGCTTGCTCTTTGGCGCGTTGGATCACCATCTGTGCGCCATTGGCACCAAAGCGTTCTTCCAAATTGGAAATCATTAGATCATCAATGTCTTCATGTGCCGCTGCCGCAATGATGTCTTCGAACTCGGTTTTGCTGATGGCACTAGTAGTTTGCTCAACGGCTTTGGCTTCACCGGACGCCATTGGTCCCGCCGCGACGTCTGACGCTAGACCTTTAAGATTGGCCCCAAGATCGGCAGCTTTTTCTTTCGCGCTCCGCAAGCGACCAGCGTCAGCACCCGCCATGTCGAAACGTAGCTTTTCGAAGGCCTCATTGACCGGTCCCAAGATTTCCATGCGGAAGGTCATGATGCGGTTCGTTGCGACTTCTTCCATCGATCTGGTAGCCACACCAGCTTCAGCGGCCTCGTCAATCATCCCACCACGGTTGTACAGTTGAGACGTGATGTCTCGGAACGTGCCACTGTTGGACGTCATGCCACGAATGAGAGGCGATGCGCGACCTACCGTCTTTGTGACGGCAGCAAGACCGGCAGCACCAACTGCTTTGACACCAGCACGGGCAACGCCTTGGCCCATCAATGCGCCACGTTTAGCCATCTCGCTAGACTTTACAGCCGCCGCACCAACAGATCGACCGGCACCCGTTTCTGCGACCGCCTCGTACACCTGTTTGCCGTCTCTGGTGACACGCTTGAGTACGACACTTTCTGACAGTGACTCTCCAAGACCACGGACACCCATGCTGACTTTACTGTCAGGCCTAAAGACATAATTCGGGTTCGATGGGTTCAGAAAGCTGTCACCACGTCGAGCCGACACGAATAGCCCAAGACCACCGCCGAGACCGCTAGACAACGCAGTGTTCAACACGCTTTCTTCGATGGTCCGCACGTCGTTCATCAAGTGCAGACCGGCTTCTTGCACGACACTAAATTGTGCACCAGCGGTCGCCCACTTAGCTGGCTTACTGTTCATTAACTTGCCGACTTTACTTGCGGTCCCTAAACGCTTCGCAATGTTGACCCCAGGTATTAGCGTGGAGATATCAACAATGGACCCAATGCCACCAAGTAGCATTCCAAAGCCGCTGCCGTTCTGCAGCTTCGCACGGTCTGCAACTTGTGCGCGGAACGATGCCACACGGGCCTCGTATTGTTGCTGCGAGTAGACCATGTCGAACTGACCGTCTTTGACAAACGCTTCCATGTCGTTGTCTTTGTCGCGGTTTGCGTTCCAGTGGGCATAGACATTAAAGTTTTCGTCGGGCCGGTAGTTCCATGAGTTAGCGTCACGACCACGGTCGAACCCGTAGCGGATCGTGCTGCCGATCCACGTTTCTTGCATCCACATTTCACCGGCTGTGCCTATGACGCCGAGACCTTCTACGTTGTCTGTGGAGTAGCGGCGGGGGATCGATTGGACCGTCTCGACGTTTGTCTGAGTCGTGGTCTGTTGGACCGTCTGTTCTTCAGCCATTACACGGCTCCTGTTTATCTCGATTTGCTGGACTAGTTAGACGCGACACGTTTATCGACGGGTCCAATCTTGATGCGGACTTGACGTCCAACATCTCTGTTTGTTCCTTCGTAGTCCCGCGATCCCATGATGAAGGCGAGATTGTGCAGTTTATCAAATAGAGTTCTGTCGGACCCCATTGTGACTGAAAGTGCGTTTGCAACGCCCAAACCGCCAAATTTCTTGTCGTAGGCTTCTGCGTTGTAGACTTTGCCTTTGCCTTGGGCATTGGTGTCCGAATAGTCCACAAAAATATTAAAGTCATACTGATCGACCAAATAGTAATCGCCGTCTATAACTTTGATCATAGACTCTCCAAACGACTTTTGCAGACGCTCGACCGCACTTAGTCCCGACATGTCAGAAAGTGTCGGTGAGTTTTCCCCACGCACGTCAACAGACCCAGCACCTTTGTAATCACTATACTTGATCTTGCCAGTGCCGTGCCTTTTGACAAAGGCTTGCAACACAGCCATTTCGTCATCTGCAAGATAACTTTCGTCAATCGTAATCACGTTCTTCTTGAAGAAATCGGGCTGCACAATGTCACCAATTAGCAATCTTCCTGGGGTCGATAATGCAAGACCACCCATCGTGTTGATTTTCTTAGCGAGATCGATAGTGCCTTCCGCGATACCTTTGACACCCTCGTATGCTTTAATAGTTGCCAATGCGACACCACCCGCTGCGACCGTCGCACCTGTTACAGCAAGGTCAGCGGCTTGTTCAACAAACGATCCAATCACTGCACCGGCCCGATTCAAGACCGTACCATCTTCGATCCGCGCGTCCATCAAAGTTCCTTCAGAATCGTAGACTTCACCGCTAGTACTGATGGTGACCACAAAGTCTTCTTCAGACGTGTCGGTAATGGTGCCAAATGTGTAGTTCGATTTGTCTAAGACTTTACGGTTACGCTCAAGGACCGATTGTACCGTCGATAGGCGACCCTCTGTGTCTGCTTGTGTTGCTGCCGCGCGTGACGCTCTTTCAGCTTTCTCTAGTGAACTAACGGTAGTCATGTTGGTATCGTCTAGGAATGCTTCTTCACTAACCGGCTCCATCGTTGGCACGGCGTTCTTTGGATCGTCGCGACCTTCAGTGTACAAGAAGGTCGATAGATTACTGTCTGTACCAATCACGATCTCATCGCCCTCGACCAGTTCACCGGAGTCTCTTGCGGCGATATAATCACGGGTGTTGTCGAAGAACATCGCGCTGTCCATATCGACGTCAAGTTCTGCCAGCTTGTCATTCATTGATCCACTGATCTGCTTGAGCGCGTCGTTCATTTCTGTAGACATCCCAGCGTTCTCAATCGCCGCTCCGAGTTCTTCCGCAAGTGAAGTAACTTCAGGTCCAACAGGTGGTGGTCCTAGTCGTGAGACAGTGATTTGACCGTCTTGGTCAGGTACGACAACAGGCACGATGTTGTTGTCTATCGCAGTGTCCACGGGTGCTGGCTTTTCGACACCCAGCGCGATCTCTAGCTCACTCACAAGTGCTTCCGTTCCGACACTGTCGGGCCGCAATTGTGGGCGTAACGATCTGGCGACACCACCAGCCGACGCGGGTACGGGCATATCGTCAGGTCTCAAACGTGGACGTAACGAACTCTGCAAGCCATTGTCTGGCTTTGCCGTTGGTCTCAGTCGTGGGCGTAATGATCGCTTGACGCCACCACCTTCGACCTTTGCGCCCTGATTGGGTCTCAATTGTGGTTTCAACGAGGTCTCTGGCGCAGTGACTTTACGTGGCACAGGCATCCCAAACATCGCTGCGTAATCACTTTCAGACTCCCCACTGATTATCTCGTCTGAC